GAAGCTGATAAGAGTCACCGACCAACAAGAGTGCCCCCTATCATTATTTGTAAGGAAAGTTCTCGAAGATAAACTCGATCAAATTCAGGAGGGAGAACCGAATTAATGCATAAAAAAGTTCTAACGAAAGACTGCCCTTCATGTAAGTTAATGGTGATTGACGACTCTAGTCAGTTCACTTGCAACTGGGGTATTGCGAAAAAAGTCAAAATATTAGACAATCCCAAATCAGCTGCCAAACCATGTAAGCTGTTAAAGGAGAAATAGTAATGGCAGGTATGTCAAACCTCCAGAAAGAATATGTCCAAGATATATGTAAGAACTTGGGTATTGAATATGATGGAGAAAATTCTGAAAAAACTGCAGGCAAGTTCATAAGTGAATATAAAGATATCCACAAACAAATAAAACTGCATCGAAAAAAGAATTTAACACCAACAATGAAACAAAAACGATTTATAGAAGAAATAGAAGATACTCTTGATATAAAATTTAATGGAGATACTCTTAGCAGTGCTTCTAACTTTATTTCCAAATATGTTGATGAATATAGGGCAGTAGAAAAAATCAGGAAAGGAAAATATAGAATATAAGGAGAAGAAGTAATGCCATATGTGAAACCAAAAAGAAGACCAGATTTAGATAAAGTAATAGACGAGCTATTGAAAGTTGAATTAGATACTGGCAACGTGGAATCATTTTTATATCATCTTGCACTTAATTCAAGAGGGCAGTGGCCATTTATTTTATCTAGCCCTTTAGAAAAATGCAGAAGCATTGGAGTAAAACCAAATGGAGATATAAATTATATCTTGTTTAAATATTGTAAATATCATGTAACTGAATCTTATAATGCTTATAAAAGCTTTATGGGAGAAATTTATGCTGCAGCAAATAGAATTCCTACTGAGGCGTATGAACCCGGAAGCAGAATGAGACGATATAGAGATGAATATAGGGAAGCAGCAGAATGGATCAGAATCAAAATATTAGTACCCTACGAGGAAGAGAAAAGAGAAGAGAACGGAGACGTGTAAAGGAGACTAAAATGGGAACTCGTGCTGATTTTTATGTTAAAGATAAAGATGGAATGCTATGGTTGGGAAGCCTTTTTAAAGATGGGCATCCATGGAATATTGATCTGGATATTTTAATTTTAATAAACCAGACGTTGTTTGAAACTTTAGTAAGAACCTTTCTAATAACGAAGGTAGATTCAGAATGGAAAGTTTGGCCTTGGCCTTGGCCGGATAGTTTAATGACTGACTATTCATATATTTTTGATACAGAAAAAGAAAAGGTGATCGCCTATTCTGCAGTTGAAAAGATGTTCTTTGATCCGGTCAAAATAGTTCAAGGAGATGACTTGAATACAGCAGAAATAGCAGGAGCACCAGACTTTCCAAAATTAGGAGTAGACCCATATGAATACGAAACCGCAGAAAGAGTTTGATCCTTCTGGATTAATGGAATCATTATCAATATATAGCAAAGAGAGAAAAACAATTAGAAGAATTCTTTGTGGTTATTTAAGAAAAAATAGACATATTTTTAGAAATGATGGATGGATACTACGAAAAATAACTGGAGGATGGTTAGGAGATTTGACAGACGATAGGTTGATTTCTTATTGTAAAAAAGTCAGAAGATCTTTTGAGGAATAACAATGCAAAATATTTTACGAAAACTATATAAAGAGTATGGACAATATTCAAACTATAGAAACTTTCCGTTGGATCTTGATGGTTTAAAACCTGTAGAACGTAGAGTGTTACTTTCAGCATTCAAGATAGCAAAAGATAAATTTGCTATTTCAAGACAGGTTGACTCTTATACAACTGGAAACTTTCATCCACATGGTGAGTGTTATGGATCAATAGTGCAGCTTGTGAAACAGGGATTTTTAGATGGTCAAGGAAATTTCGGATCTTCTATTGGTGTTGAATCTGTTGGAGCTGCTGCCCCAAGGTATACTGAATGTAGGATTAATAAAAAGTCTTTAGACTTAGCATTTAAATATATAAAGTATGTTCCATGGGTTGATACTGAAATGAGAACCACAGAGCCATTATTTCTACCCACAATGTATCCTATATGCTTACTGGGAAATGATTACACTATGGGAATCGGTTTCGGTTATAAAACATTCATTCCATGTTATGATATAAAAGATTTGTATAAAAGGCTTTCATGGTTATTGGGCGAACGAAAAACAAAGCCAACAATAGCTCCAATCACAGATTGTAACATAACATCTACACCAGCTGATCTTGAAAAATTACTTACAAAAGGAAAAGCAAAGATTCAAGTAGAGGGTGTGGTTATTGAAAATAAGAGGGCAAATACAGTGACTTTAAAATCATGGCCTCCAGGAAAAAGGTTTGAATCGTTATTAAACAAATTTTCAAAATGGATGGATGGTGGGACAATTGGCTACACTGATTTATCTTCTGAGGCTACAGGCACAGAAATTGTTTTCAAGGTATTAAGAGAAAGAAGTAGAGATAAAATCTATACCGAATTTGTGAATGCCCTTAAAGAAGCAATTAAGGGAGTCATATCTTTTGAAACAACAGTTGTAGACACAGAGCTAAAAGTAATGATTAAACCAATCGATAATATGTTATTAGACACATATAAAATGTTTACATCTATCAATGAAGTAATGCTCCAAAAAGAAATTGAAAAGATAGATGAAATGATAAGTGAATACAATACTCTTGAGATGATAAGAAAACCATTAAGCTATTGCATTGGTGAAGAGTATGATATTCCAGCAACAATCACAGAAATTACGAACGCAACAGTTGTTCAAGCTGAAGTAATAAAAGAATTAATTTCAAAATACAGGATACAAAAATTACTAACACTTGATACAGATACAACTGAATTAAATAATAAGAAAAAGGAATTGCAAGATAAACTAACAAACTTACCAAAATTTGTATTGGAACAATATAACGAATTATGAAAACAGCGAAAGACCAATCATACAGTATGAAGCACACTCAAGATCGTATTCAGGAAAGATATAATTTCTCAATAAACGATACAGATTATATTAACATGTGCCAGCTAGTTAAAAGTGGAACAAATGTAATTTTTATTTCTAAAGAGGAACAGAAAACTGACATTCAGATAATATTTGATATGTTTTTTAAAGGAAATACTATTCGGGTGGTGTGGAGTGAAGTTAATAAGTGTATAAAAACGGTTTTATCAATATAGAGTAGGAGGAAAATATGTATAAAATAAGTAGGGAATTTTCATTCCCGATGGGTCATAGGTTGAGTAAACATAAAGGAAGATGTCAGTTCTTTCATGGTCATAACTTTAAAGTAATCGTTGGACTTATGAGTGAAGATCTAAATAAGAATGACATGGTCATGGATTTTGGAGCTTTAAAAATCATAGTAGAGAGTTTTATTGATCGGAAGTGTGATCATGCGTTAGCTATAAATAAAAACGATGAAACGATAACAGAAAAAATAGCTGAAATGATTCCTGGGTTAAGGGTAGCTGTTTACGATCAGGACCCAACTGCAGAAGTAATCGCAAAAAATATATATGACTTCGTTTATGAAACAATTGAGCGGGGCGTAATGGTTGAATATGTTACAGTTTATGAAAATGATAAATCATCGGCGACATATACGGAAATAGAATGATTGATGTAATAAAACGCTCAGGACTTTTAATTCCCACTGAATATAAAAATCAACCTTTCTATAATCAGATAAAAGAGGATTTAGCGAGAAGAACAAAAGAGTACAATAATTCAACCTACTCATATAATATATTTTATCTTGAGTCGGATAGTTACTTATTAATACCAAGGAACTATCCGCTCAAACAATATGGTCAATTTAGATTGACAAATGAGCAACATGAGGGAGCTGATATTGATATTGACCATAATATAACTCCTAGAAGTGAAGCTCAGCAAAGAGCAATGTCACATATGATGTTAAACGATGATGGAATTTTACAACTAGCACCAGGGGTTGGAAAAACTGTCATAACAATCTATATGATAGCTGAAAGAAAAAAGAAGTCTTTAATCTTAGTTCATAGAGATAGTTTAGCAGAACAATGGAGAAATAGACTTTTAGAATTTACTAACATACATCCGGAGAATATCATACGACTTGGTTCGACTTCATTTGAGTTTGATTTAGGATTAGCGCATGTTGTGATTTCAACTGCGCAAACATTTATATCTTTACTTAAACGACATCGACAAGAGTTTTTAACTTGTTTGAATCTAGCAAATATCGGAATTTTTGTTGCTGATGAAGTACACACATCAGTTGGAGCACCAACATTTTCAGAGTGTTCAATTCATATGCCTTCTAAATATACTTATGGACTCAGTGCTACCCCATATCGTTATGATGGGAATGGAGATGTCATTGAACACCACCTGGGAAAAATCTTTGCAGATGATGATGTTGAGGGGACAATGGACGCTAAGGTAACGGTATTGCTCCTGGATTATCAAATAGATACACCACACAGACACAAATATATATGGTGGGGCGGCGATTTTCAGCGTGCCCGATACCTGAATATGATTCGTAAGTCTAAACCCTACACGACCGCTATACGGGGTCTGTTAGCCCGTTTAAAAGAGGATCGCGATTTAATATGCATAGTAGAAAGAATAAAACAGATTGAAGACTTATACGACTGGATTGATTCAGATAGTAAATCCAAATTTTGTGGTTCGGCGAAATTAGATACATTAGACTCCAAAGTCACATTTGCTACACCAGGAAAATGTAGAGATGGCATTGATGCTCCTCATAAAGATTGTATAATCATGACTTCTCCTATTTCTAATATTGAGCAATTAACTGGGCGTGTAATAAGGACAAATGAGAATAAACAAAGCCCAATTATTATTGACATGGTTGATTATGGATCTCGTCGTATGTCAAGCACCTTTTCCAATAGAAAGAAATTCTATGACCAAAAGGGATGGGATATTCAATATCTACTATATGTAGAAAATAAAGGAATCAGACAGATAGATTTCAATACAGCACAAAGGATAATTACAAATGAAGCTTAAACCAGATTTTATTACAAATAGTTCATCAGCAAATTTTGTTATTAATAAAAAACATCTATCTCTTCAAGAAATAGTGTTAATTAAAAATCATTATGAAATCGCAGCTCTAATAGATGAACAAAATGGAGTTATAGATCTGATGGAATATGCTGGAAAATACGATGAATGGGATATAACCGAAACAGAAAATACAATTAGTGGGGAAACGTCTATGACTAATTTTAGTATGCGTAGATATCTTACTGAAATATTAGGAATTCCAGAAGATGTCATAGATTATGAATATCATGGGTAATATAAAAGATCTATTTCCAGATACATTTCCATGTGATGTATGTATTATAAGAACCATGTGTAATAAATCTGCTGTTGATGGATCATTATGTGAGGAAGCTAAAAAATTAATTATGGATAGAGTTATAAAAGTTATTGCCGAAAGAAAAAAGAGAAATAAAAAAGGAGAATGATATGAAATTTGCACTAACAGCAGATGTCCACTTAACTCGATATGGACAGGATAAAGTAGAAGATACCAGTCACCTCCCTGAAAGGCTCCATAGTATAAAAGAGACATTGTATAATATTGCAAATTACTGTCTTGAAAATAAGATCCCTATTGTTGTAATTGCAGGAGATTTGATACACACAAAATCTCTAATTTATACAATTGCACAGGATCTAATACTTGATTATTTTGACAATTTTGGAGATTTGGACTTTGTGGTTTTAGATGGAAATCACGACTTAGCTGGAAAGGGTCAAAATTCTATTTCTTCTTTAAGGTTCTTAAAATCTGTAATGAATGTAGACTGGGTGACAAAAATTCCATCTGGAGATAGTGATGTTTTATGGGTTCCATATTCATACGATATAGTTAATCAAGTTAAAAGCAACTCAGCAAGAATATTAGTATCACATTTTGGGTTAAGTGAAGGAATGCTAAATTCAGGAATAAGCATTATATCTGATATTGGTATGAAAGATCTTGTTGGAAAATATGATCTTGTTCTTCTAGGACATTATCACAAGCCTCAAGAAATCATAGGGGCTGACACAAAATTGGTTTATGTGGGATCTCCTATACAATTAGACTGGGGCGAAAAGGGAGATGAGAAAAGATTTCTAGTTGTCGATACAGATACTCTTGATGTTCAGAGTATTCCAACAACAGGATATAAAAAGTATATTGAATTTGAGATTGATTGTAATAACAAGTCTGAAGTCCTTGAAGCTGCTAAGGAAGCCAAAGACAAAGGACATCATATCAAAGTATTAAAAACAGATAATGTTTCAATCGAGTCAGATGAATTTCGAATCATAGACAAGACTGAAAGAGATATTACAAATAGAGGTATTGATAGTTCAATGTCAATGCAAGATAAACACACAAAATATCTTAGCATAAAAGAGATAAATGATGCTGAACATAATGAATATCTAAAAGAAGCTTTGGAAATACTCGAAGAATGTGAGGTAATATGAGAGATATAACTTTTTTAGAAGTGGGAATGGAAAACTATGGACCATATATTGATCCAATGGTTCTTCCATTTAACAATGATACATTAACTCTGCTTGTTGGACCAAATGGAATTGGAAAGACGATGGCTCTTGAGGCTCTAACATTTACCTTATATGGAATGACAAGTAAAGGTCAAAAAGGTGATGATGTAGTCAACGATGTAGTTGGAAAAAACTGTCACACATGGACAACATTTAAAGCCAATGATGATCTATATCAAGTTGACAGGTATCACAAATATACCAAATTGGGGAATACAGTTATCCTGAAACAAAATGGAGTTGACATAAAAAAGGGAAGTAAAGAGGTTATCCCTGAAATTGAAAAGTTGATTCTTCCGAGGAAATTATTCACAAATACCCTCATGTTTGGGCAAAAAGTCAAGGATTTCTTTACAGATCTAGTTGATTCTGATAAAAAAGAAATTTTTAGAATGATCTTAAATTTAAGCATTTACCAAAAACTTTATAAAATTACAGATGATAGAATCAAAAATGTTACAGAGTCCATTCAAGAGTTGGGAACAAAAACAAAAGTCAATGAAGGGTTACTTCAAGATACTAACGATCAACTTGCATTACTTGACAAACAGAGACAAACTTATGAATATGATAAACTAAAACAAATAAAAGAATTAGAAACTAAAATTAAAGACAATGAGAGACTTAACACGAACTGGAATGAAACTCTAGAATCTCTAAACAAATTAGATGGAGATACAGAAGAAATCAAAGAGCAACTCCAAGCGGTTAGAAACTCGTTGAGCACGTTATCAGATAAAAAGAATAGGTTAACTCGAGATCTGGAAAATCAGAGAGACTTGAAAAATTCAGAAATTGAAAAACGAGCAAGTCAAGCAATGAACGGCATCAATGAAGAGTATCATTCTACAAAATCAGAAGCATCTGAATCTCATTCTTCAGAATCTAAAAAAGTTCTTTCGGATATTGGGGAATTAGAAAAATTAAGAAGCTCAATCAAAAGTAATATTAGTGGGGTAGCTTCAACTATTCTTATGACAAACAAGCAAAAAGAGGAGTTTGAAGAAAGTTTAAACTCTGATGATGCCATTTGTCCAACTTGTCTCCAAGATATGGATGAAGAATGTCAGAGCAATTTACAAGAGCAAATAGATGATTTAAGCGATTCAGAAACTCAATATGATGAGCAGATGAAAATACATCATAATGATTTAGAAAGGTATGAAAAAGAAATTGCAGTTCTTAACACCAAACTTACCGATGTATTGCTTAGAGATTATAATCTGGAACTTGAACAACTGAATAAAATTAAAAAAGAAAATACAGATAACATAAATACAAGGGTTGAAGTGGCAATTCACCAAGTTGAACTTCTAAGTCTGGAGAAAGAAAAAGGGATTGGAGAGCAAATTTCAGGAGATAAGAAGTTTCTTGAGGAAGAAGAATCCGAGTTATCACAAGAATTAGAAAAAAGAGAAAAGGTTGCCACAAGTAAAAGAGATGCTGAAGAAGCAATTAAGAGTTTAGAAAATCAACAAAATTACAATAACCAACTTCTTGAGACTGCTAAAGAATCAGAGTTTGACAAAACTCAAATAAACAATTATCTTGGTCGAATGGTAAATTTACAAAACGAACAAGATGTTATGCTACGAGCATCTACTATGTTCAATCGAAGATTGGTCATTTTAGACTTCTGGAAAAAAGCTTATTCTTCTTCTGGAATACCTTCAATTTTAATTGATGAAGCTATACCTTTTATGAATGAAAGAATTTCTGAATACTTAGAAAAATTAACCAATGGAAGATACATTGTTTCATTTGATACTCTTGACGCTACAAAGGGTGGAGAGTTTAGAGATAAAATTTCAGTCAATGTATTGGATACTATAACACATGCCAATTCAAGAATAAAACTGTCTGGTGGGCAAACTAGGATAATAGATATAGCAACAATTCTAACTCTTAGAGATTTACAATCAAATGTTCAGGATGTAAATTTCAATATCTTAATTTTTGATGAAATATTTGACAGTCTGGATGAAGAAAATATTGGGTTTGTATCTAAAGTTTTAGCACAACTAAAACTTGGAAAATCGATATATCTCATTTCGCATCAGCATCAAGATCAGTTAGAGGCTGATGAAACTTTAGAGTTGAGGTAATAGTATGAAAGTCAAACCAGACTTTATAACCAACAGCTCATCTGTATCATTTATTATAGTTTTTCCAGAACATATGTTAAAAAAAGATTTTCCATTTTCCATGAGAAATTTTGAATCGTTTAGATGTTTTAAGAGCAAGAAAGCCCTTATCTCACACTGTCAAGATGCTCCATGTGACTGGATACATAATATAAGAGGACCTTCTGAATTTTACAATATGGCAGAAGAGAAATATAATATATTATTAGAACATCTACAAAATGGAGAGAACATAGTATATGCTGTACTTGATAGAAATGACCCATATAGGGTTGAAAAATTTCAAGATGTAGTTGTGAATGAAGGCGGTACAATAATAGAATGGGAGTCGGAATAATGATAAGAATAGCTAATTGGTTGCTAACAAGAAAATGTAATCTCAAATGTGATTACTGTGCAATTGTAAAAAACTATGAAAACAAACCAGCATCATATCCGGATATGAAATATTATCATTTGAACGAAATGCCAACATATAATGTGATTGAAGCTCTAGAAAAATTCAAGCTTCATAATCCGGATATGTTTCATATTTTCTATGGTGGTGAACCATTATTGCGAAAGGACTTAGCAGAGATAATCAAATTTTGCAATACAGAAAATATAGCTTATACTATTATTTCAAACAATACCCCAGAAGTTCAGCCCATGATAATGAAATTATTAGATGACACTGGAAGGATTGATGGATTTACTGCATCAGTTGATCCGGTATTTCAAGAAACAGGAACACGTGATCGAGTCATAAAAAGCATTCATGGGTTGAACAATTTACTCATAATGAAAAAATATATAAAGGATGTTGTTGCTGAAATAACAGTTATGAAACATAATTTAAATTATCTACACCCCTTGGTTAAAAAACTAACCAGTGAGGGTATAAATAGCGATGTAACATTTATTGATATAGCCAAGACCCCATATTATGATTTCTCCAATATAACAGATAAACGATTATTGGTTGAAAGAAATGATATGTTAGCCTATCAATTTGAAAAATTAATATCTGAGGATTTGGATATTCATATGAAGGAGATTCTTCTTCCTGAAATATGGAGAAACCTCCCATCAGATATGGATTGTGAAATAGATAAAAAATTACATAATATTTCTATAGATGCTGATGGAACAATCAGACTTTGTCTGCGGATTCGTGGAGAGAATACTCCTAATAATGTATCTATTAAAAATCTTCTGAATGATGAGGGAGAAATAAATGACTTTGCCCATACGATGATTAAAAGAGATAAAATAGATTTTTGTCAACATTGTAATCATACTTGTCAAATTATGAGCAAAGTGATAGAGCAAAGCGAATCAAATGCAGATGATTTAATACATATGGATAAAAGATCTAACTATGGAGGATAATAACAATGCCAGAAAACAATGACGACTCTAACGTAATAACCAGTGCTGTAATGTTTTGGAAAACAGTTTATGATGCAAAAGAAGCAACTATCAAATTTATAAAAAAGGATAACTCTGAAAGGATCATGAGGTGTACTTTAGATTTTTCTAAAATACCCCAAAAAGATAAACCCAAAAGTGTCAACTTTCCGAAGATTTTAAAGTTAATTCAAAAAAATAAAATCATGCATGTTTATGATTTAGATAAAAAGGGATGGAGATCTGTCCCATTTGAAAGAGCTGAATATGTTGACACTCCCGATAGAAGATACTATATAAAAGGGACAAAGGGAATTCCTGGTATCAAAGCAAGGAGGTAAAATTAAAGTATGGGAATTTTGAATACTTTGTTAGATGAAATAAAATCAAATGATCTAACACAACAAATAAGAGAGATATGTGATAAAATTTTTGAAGAAGAAAAAGATAGAATTGAAAATATTGACTATATCATAACGGGGCCAAATGTATTTTTATGTTTAGATGTTCCTGGAAGAAATCAAAATGAAGTTGCATTTCTAAGTCTCGAAAGAGAATATGAAGAAACATATTTAGCAGTATTATGGACTTGGAGAAAAAACCAACTTGAAAACAATACTCCTGATGAAATTGATCCACCCAAAAAGAGAGGAACTTGGGTTTTCAATGAAAACAAGGCACATAAAATATTAACCGAATATGCGAAGATCGTGAAACATCTCAAAGGAGAATTTGATGGAACTAAAGGAAATACGAATTAACCAACAATACACAAGTTTATTAAGTTCGGAGTACCCACTTACAGAACAAGATGAGTCAATTCCTAAAACAAGAGAAAGAGTTTTACCTTCAGCTCTTTTCTATTCAAAGTTACTTAGCAATACTGATGAAACAAAAGCTAAAGAAAATATCTTACCTATGTATTGTCGATTCAAAAAAGAATATAAAAACCATCATATTTATGTTTTAGAGGAACCGCCTGCTTTTCGAACAATCTCTTTAAGTCTTGATTTAACTCGAGAATTAGCAGAGATAGAAGCGGATGGGAAATTAGAAGAATATGGATATGAAAATTTACAAGTTTCACTGAATAATAGTCAAGGATATTCTGTCACTTTAGCCATGCCATTTTCTATCTTTATAGTAGGTGTTAAACTAAGCGGTTTTAATGTGGTTGGTGCCTGTTTTTTCTTTCGAACACACCCGTTGATTGGTATGGATGATTATCTTAATATTGCTCCTCTATTAAACATTGCACCTGAACAAGCTGTATGTTTTGGAAATGATGTTGGTGCTGATAATAGATCTATAGTAGCAGCTATAGAACAGGCTAGATCTTCTTGGTGGACATCAACATTCAATACAGATTATACTTATAACTATGAAGAATATCAACACACTCCAATGGTTTCAAATTATTTAGTGTGGCAACATTGTTCTCAAGCCGATCCAATGTTTGTATATGGTGTTGAGTGGCTTAAACATAAGCATACTTTAAAACAAACAATAGATCATTTTGCTAAAGAGTATGGGATGACTCATGTAGAAGGCAATAGCACTTCAAATATATTCAATGCTTTTCAGAAACCTTTTACATTGGGAAAAGAAGAAGTAATAAATGGAATGCCTAGTAAGCTCTATTATGATACATGTTCAGGAATCTATATAGAGGATATTCATATATCTGTAGGAGATTCATTTTCATATAAAGGGGAAACCTTATTTATCGAAGCATTTGGTAATTATGGTCATGAATGTGAAGCCAATCATATTCTATTGCGGAGAGCTGGAAAACAGTTTGCTTTTAAACTGACTAAAAAATCTAGGCAATTTCTCAAAGAAAAAATTATAGAGCAGAGATATCTTCCAGAGGTAATAACTCCAACAGGAGTTACATTAAAAGCTAATCAAATTGTTTCTATGAATTCTCTCCTTGGTGCAAAAAAATATAGAAAAGTACACTATATTAGGCCAGCAATAGATGGAAGGCAGGAAGTATGTATGGGCTCATCATTCTATCTACTTGAAAACTTAACAGAGCCCATGGAAATCATCAATACAGAAAACCCAACAATTTGGGGTATTCAAGTAAATAAAGACGACGAATATGTATATTGTCAGTGGGATCGATCTCCAATGCCATTTGCTCGTACTTACGCATGTAAGTTTACAGGTATTGAACCCACTAGACGTGGAGACCTTGAGTTGATATTTAAAACTGATAATGATAATTCATATACTATTCAGATGAATAACCAAGAACGTCAGCAACTTATATTTGAAAAACAGAAACTACAAGAAGTACCCAAAATCGTTGCTCTAGGAAGAAGGTTATTTCATAATAAAAACTACGATACTGGTGAGTTAATAAATCAATATACAAATGGAGAAACCACTTTCTTTGATCTAAATGGAGATATGCAAAATCCTGTGCATGATGATATAGTAAATGAATTTATAAATGGAGATACATTTAAAGTTTATATAAATAATGCTTATATGGAATTCAAAATTGGAGACAAGGTTGTAGTAGCAGATTGGAGTCAGCCATTAGATATTTTGAATGTAAAAACTATTACTGGGTTTGAAGATGACAAGCCTGTAAGAAAAATTAACTTTATTCTCCAAAACAAGTATGGTGTTGAAAGTAAAGTGGAATATATAGATTCAGGAAATGGTCGTATACTTACTGGAAAGGTAAGAAAAATAACCAACGAATTTTCAGGAGTGCCGGCTGGAAGTAAAATCATTGCTCAAAATACTGGAATATCCTGCTTCCCGAAGAAAGACACTAATATTATTATAGGATTTTTAACAGATACAGGGATAGATGAACCTCTGGTCTTATGTTCAAATGGTTGTACATTATGGTTTAATCATATGATGATGAACTTCGAAATTATTCCAAGCAATACTGATGCGTGGAATAAGAAGCAACATGCGCCCCTTGACCCTAGAAAAATAAAAATTCAACCTGGGGATATAGTTCTAGGAACTGGAAGTTATAGAAACACCTATGGCTATCTGTTGTATAGAGATAGACTATATAGGCGATTGAAATGTATGCTTCTTGAATATCCTACTCGGCTTGAATCTTATATAGTTGATTCTTATATATCTAGCTCAGTAATGTTAGATTGTATTCCAAACCCAAGATATACTGAAAAACAAAGAAATGAACTAGGGTATATCACGGGATATCCAAATTTTAATGGAATGATTATCCCTTCTACACAAGATAATCGATGTATGTATATCGATGAACAAAGGAGTCCAACTGATGTTTAATGTTTTTGTAAACGACGGCAGTCAAGAAATTCCAAAAGATGATATATTCTTTATAGTCGCTAAAGAGGGAATCTTTCTAAAGAAAAAATTGGGAGTTATGGAAAGCATTGCACCTGTTAAAAATATTTCTACTCTTGATGGAATAGAAAGTATGGCCAGGATGCATATAAATAAAATTCCAGCTCCCATGATTGCCAAAACTATTGAATTTTTCAGAAAAGTTAATGATGATCTAAACGGTTCTGAAGCTATTGTTCTGGATTTCTATAATATAGAAACTGGAAAACATAAAATAGATGCTCCATTTCAAAAAGTTAGTGGAGCGTCTTTAGACTATACCAAACCAGCTTCACCTGAAGGGTGGAATATGATTGGAACTATTCATAGTCATAATACAATGTCAGCATTTCATTCATCTATGGATGATGCTGATGAAAAAAGTTTTGACGGACTCCATATTACAATTGGAAATGTTGATGAAGAATTTGTAAGCATATCAGCATCGATTGTTTCAAATGGTACGAGATTTATGGTTGATCCTGATGAATATATTGGTGGGGTAAAATTGGTTGTAGATATAGATGACGAAGTAGAGAAATCATATGGAAACGTCTATAAATATGATCCAATCCAAAAGAAAATGGTTACAGAGCCTTCAAAGTATACATACAAAGTTAAAATGTATGATAAACGCTATGATGTTGAAGTTACACCGGCTCAAAAAAAGTTTAATAAAAAATGGATGAAAAGAACGAAATATGAAAGGCCAATATATAGTGGTTATTCCTATTCTGGATACTATGCACAAGCTGCTAAAAAGAGTGGATGGAGTGATGCATTTGATTCTTCTTTATGGAATCAAGTGCACAAGAAAGATGAAAAGAAAGATGAAAAGCAGAAGAGTTTATTGCCATCTACTGAAGTTAAAAAAGAAGAGCCCAAATTCACAGGTCACGTTGAAATTGAAAAAGTAGAAGATGATGTTAATCCGTGTGAAGAGTGCGTATTTAAAAACCATAAAATTGATTGGGTTCTAGAGCAGATAACCGAAGAAGTAGATGAAGATGAAAGAGACCATTGGGAATGTTTACATTGTCATACGCTCTTCAATACAGAAGCTGGTGATGAAGGAATCTGCCCAACATGTAAAAGCGATTTATATGTTATACAAGCAGAAGAAATGGATATGCAAGATGAGGAAATAGTACATTGTAAAACTTGTGGAAGTTCTACAACTATAGATCACTTCAAAGGCGGAGAATGTCCTTTTTGTGGTACTCTTGTTATTCCAGACCAAACTATTGAATATCCATTAAGAGAAACAGATGAAGAGGTTGAGGCTAGCTGCGGAACCGAGGATTTAGAAAGAATTCCAATTCCTGGAGCAGAATCTCTTCCCCTTCCACACAAACCAGGTTTTCTAAAAGGATTATTTAAAAGGAGTTAGAAATGGATATTGTTATAATCGGACTAGGTGGAATTGGTTCTATTCTATGTGAAAGACTAGCAAGATTTCTTACTTATTCAGATGAGTTAAGATCATCTAATATTATGCTAGTAGACGGAGACTATTACGAAGATAAAAATTATGAAAGACAGGAATTCAAATCTATAGGGAACAAGGCTAAAATAAAACTCACAGATCTAAGCCTACAGTTCTCAGATCTTAACATTGCTGCACTAGATGTTTTTATAAATGATGAGACAGCAAAGGGAATAATTAAAGAAGATAGCGTAGTATTATTGTGTGTTGATAATCATAAGACCAGAATGATCGTATCCAATTACTGTAAAACACTACAAAATGTTACTCTGATTTCTGGTGGGAACGATTACGAAGATGGGAATGTTCAAATCTATGTCAGGAAAGATGGTGAAGATTTAACACCAGACTTATGTTCATACCATCCAGAAATTGCAAATCCCGACGACAAGTTACCAGAAGAAATGTCATGTGAAGAGTTAGCAAACTCTAGTCCCCAATTATACTTTGCGAACCTGGGGGCCGCAACTTTAATGTGTTGGGCTTTTTATAACTTTGTTGTAAAAGGCGAAACGTCAAAAGCATCTGAAGTATATTTTGATATAAAAACAATGTGCTCAAATGCTCAAGAGCGTGCAGTGAAATGATTTGCAAATCAAATTCAATCAAGGAGTAACAAATGTCATACAAAAGAGAAACACTGGAACTAAAGACGGATAAAGAACTTAAAAGAATGTGTTCCCAAAGACTGGGAATTCACGGCGTGTCAAAGAAAAGAAAGCACGAAGTGATCGACATCATCATGTCCAAATACGGAAAAGCTGGAAAGAAAAAGGCCCTCAAGGCTTCCAAAGCTCCAGTCGAAGCCCCAGCCAAGCTGGAAGGGGTAGAGGGTTCATTCCAAAGTTCCTTGACAAAACCAGGAGCTGACTTTGGTTTTAAAACCTCCACAACAGTCCAAGTTTCATGTGGCGCCAACACTGGAAAATTTCCGGTAGTGGGTCGCACCGTGGCAGAGGTTGGAGAATTTATGCGGGAAGTTCTCAATGTGGATAAACTTTCAACAGGTCTGGTCAATGGTAAGGATGTTGATGGAAACTATATCCTGAAAACAGGAGATGTTCTTGAATTCCTAAAACCCGCAGGCCGTAAGGGCTAGACTGCATAGTTGTGGGACTCATTTTGAGTCCCACACTATTAAAGGAGAGAATCATGTCATATAGTACTGACAAAGATAAATTGATAAAAGCATGGGAATATGAATACGAAAAAGGGTCATTACTATTTGCTATTATGGAATATAATGGTGGAGGACCCAAACTCCAAATGACAAGGATGTACAAAAAGAAAGACGATGAAGTTGGTTATGCTAAAGTAGGAAGAATGAACCGCGAAGAGGTTCAATTTCTTATTGACAATAGTGAGGAAATACTTGAATATATAAAGGGAGGATAGTATTTGGCATATCGGAATATTGCAATAATCGGGTTAGGAACATTAGGTGGATTTGTAGCAGATGCTCTATCTACTTTGGAAAATACCGAAGAATTGATCATTATAGATCATGATATAGTAGAAGTAGAAAACTTAAAAAATACAATCTACCGTGAAATTGATATTGGTCTTTTAAAAACAGAGGCTATTGAAGATATAATAAAATCTAGAAATCCCTCCATCTCTATTAAAAGATTCTCTGAAAAATTTATTGAGGGGAAGACATTTATTCCTAAATGTAATTTGGTTCTTGATTGTAGAAATTATACTTATGATAGGATGGGGGAGATTGACGCAAGACTGTATATATCATCACGATATTTAATTATGGATTGCAGGAAGAAAGCGCACTATGTAAATAAGCGTAAAGGTGAATATTTATTATATCTCACAAAAGATGATCTTCGTAGCGCCTCTTATATAGTATCTATGCTAATTAATGGGGGCACAATTGCAGAACTAATTAAAGATCAAAAAATTGAAAAGTATGAATTAGATCATTTTAAGACATTTGATAATGCTTGTTATGATATTGTTTATGAGAAGTTTCTTGGCGGGGATAAATTTGTAAACCTACCAGAAAAGATCATTCCAATTATTAATCATAATAAGAAGTCAGCCCTTGAAGTTATAATTGGAACTAAAGAGGCTCCGGATCTAGAAAGACTAATTCCAAAAGGTACTTTGAAAACAAGTGGTGATGTTGTAGTAAATTTAGCAGCATTAACAAATTTACATTGTGAATTTAATAACTATGTAATTGCTGTTCATGAGGATAAAAGAAAACTTATTATTGAACTGATCCCAGAAACAGGCGCAGCATAATGGAAGTAACAGAGAAAAAAGTCAACGATATTTTCGTTCCGAAACGAATGATATATCAGAATAAACTATATAAAATAAAGAAATTTGACACGAAATATATTATAAAAGGATATAGAGTTGACTTAATAGATGGAAAACTTTTTAACATAATCATCGACGGAGTTCATCCAAATGCAGATCCAATAACCAATGATTTTTGTCTTCCTGATTCTTTATATGATAAGGAATTCGATAAAAAAACAAGACATGTTATCGAAAATATGTTGCGAACTTTTAATGTTGATGCGTGTTATTTCACTCCGTGGGGTGAAATTGAATTTGAAGAAGACTAGGAGAACAACATGAAAAGTAAGAAACAAAAAAGAGGAAGAATAAAAAATGAAAGGTTGCAGAAAAAAATAAATGAAGGAATAGATCAATTAGATACAGTCATAAGAGAAAGCGGAAAACAAATTTTTGAAGTAGCTATTGAGGCCGCTATAGAACACTTCTCTAATGCAATGACAAAGAAAAAAAAAGAAATACAAAAAAGAATAGTGGAGGGAAAAAAGAAAGATGCCAAAAAAGACAAGTCAAAAAGTAAAAACAAATCAAGAAAAAGTAGTTAGCCCTCTTGAAAAAGAAGTAATTAAAATTATAGAGAAACATGATAAAAGTCTAATTAAGAAAGATATAAAAGATATAATCGAAGCAGCAATGCCTAACCTTGATAGATTGATAGCAAATAAAGTCAAGGAACACTTTACAGTAATAGCTGAACATATTCAAAAAAAATTCAAAATATATAAGAGCTAAGGAGAGTAATGAATGCCAAATATTTTAAGCTATAATTCATTTTGTGAAAACCTAGACGAAATAACGTCTCTAAAAACAGTAGGGAAGAAAAAGTTTCATCCTAAAGGCTTATTCTCTGAACAAATCTTTGGTCCGGTTAGAAACTATACATGTCAATGTGGGGTGTATTATGGAGTTTCAAAATCTGGAGGAAAATGTAAAGAGTGCGAGGTTGATATTATTAACAGCGACTCTAGAAGAAAAAGATTTGCAAAAATAACTTTACCAATTCCTGTTGTTAATCCATTATTTTTAGATCTTCTTATAGATCTCGGAGGAACCAGTTTAAAAAGAGCCCTTCACGATCTTATGGAAAAAGATAAAAGTATTCTATATATAGATGGTGAAGATTTTATTGTTACACTAGATGCAACACAGGTACCAAGTGGAAGTCAAACGTGGGAAAAGGCGGAAGCTATTTATGAACTTGTTAAGAATATTGCGAATCTTATGAAAGATGAAATTCTAGAATGGAGAATTGTAACAGATAACATAGATAATTTGTTGATTGATAAAATAATTGTTCTACCCCCGGACCTCAGACCTACCTCAAAAAGATCTGGCGACAGCAAACAATTAATGGACAAAATTAATAGGTACTACATTCAAATACTGACAAAGAAAGAAGCCATGGGGGAAACAATCATAAATATTAATAGAGATAAAACTCTATACTATACTTACTTTAGACAATTACAAAAAGATATCAATGAATTATATCACAGAATTTTAGAAAAGATGGCTAAAAAAGAAGGTTTAATAAGAGGCAATATTCTTGGAAAGAGAATCGATTTTTCAGGAAGAGCAGTAATTGTTCCTGATCCAACTTTATCTCTGAATGAGTGTAAGCTTCCATATCTAATGATTCTCGAAATATTTAAATTACCGATAGCAAAAAGAATCATTGAACTGGGTAAGTTTAAACTTCTTAATAAAGCAATAAATTTTGTTGATCAATGTATTGACTCCAATTCTCCTGTTCTATATAGAGTATGCGAAGAAATTGTAGAAGATGAAGTATGTATTTTGAATAGGCAGCCATCATTACATAAACTCGGAATGCTGGGGTTTGACATAAAATTAACCCTCGACAAAGTGATTAAAATTCATCCGCTTTCATGTCCTCCATTTAACGCTGACTTCGATGGAGACCAAATGGCAGTTTATATTCCAATTACAAAAGAAGCAAAGGAAGAAGTAAGAAATAAAATTTCAATCATTAAAAATTTAAGCAGCCCAGCAAACGAAAGTTTAACAACTACACCCAGTCAAGATATTATTCTGGGAATATATTTCTTAACTGCTGGAGAATTTAAAGATGTAGATGGTCAGAAAATTTTCAATGATTGTCTGCCAGAAGATTATCCTGAAATAATAGGAGTTGTTGATAACAACCACCTGTTAGATATCTTAAATGACGTAAAAAATAATTATTCAGATGTGATAACAAGTAATGTTTTAGATAATATAAAAAGGATAGGTTTTAAATATTCTACGTTATATGGTTGTACCATATCGTTAGAAGATTGTCGAATGGATGGAGCTAAAGAATTACAGCGAGAAATATACGCAACAGATGATATAAGAGAACAACTTGTTAAGTTCTCCGACTCGAAATTAGAAGATGCCCTTAAAGAGAATTTTAATTACTCATACATGATTGAATCTGGAGCAAGAGGAAGTTGGGATCAAGTAAAACAATTAGTGCTCACACGCGGTTTCATTTCAAATTTCGATGGAGAAATTTTACCCTTACCAATTAAACACAGCTTAATTGAAGGATTAAATCAAGAAGAATTTTTCTATTCAACATATGGTTGTAGAAAAGGTTTGCTTGATGTTGCTCTCAATACAGGGACATCGGGTTACTTATCTAGAAAATTAATATTTACTTGCGCAAACCTGCAAATTGATACTGAGTTACAAGACTGCGGAACAGAAGATTGTCTTAATGTGAAAGTTGATAGTGCGAGAAAAGCGAGAATGTTAGTTAATAGATACCATATAGTCAAAGGATCTTTGCACAAGATTACAAAAGAAAATTGTTTAGATTTAATTGAAAAAACAATTTATCTTAGAAGCCCTATATTATGCACATCTCCAAAAATTTGTCAGACATGTTATGGAGATTTGTATAAAACTATTAATAGTAGATTTATAGGAATTCTTGCAGCCCAAACTCTAGGAGAAAGAGGAACCCAATTAGTCCTTAGAACATTCCATACATCTGGGTCTGCCGTAATTCAAGGATCTGAAGACAACGGTTCAATGAAACAAAAAGATATTATTGGTGATCTTGCTACAGTTGCAGGATTATTACACAAGTTTAAAAACAAGACATATACAGATATAGTTAAAGAATTATTTGATGTATATGCTAAAAATATTTACCATGTCCATTTTGAATGTGTAGTCGCACAGTTAATGTGGAAAGACTTCACAAAATGGAGATTACTCAAAGATAGAGATACTACACCACCAACTTTTCATAGTATACAATCAGTGCCAAATAAAGAAAGTTGGATTCTGGCTATGGCATTCTCCAACCCAAAGCGTTCAATTCTTCAGGGAATATTATATGAAGGAAGATATTCGGGCGTTATGGATAAGATTTTAAAAGGAGAAAAGATAGAATGAGAGATCCAAAAAGAATATATGAAATGCTTAAATTAATAGGAGAGATTTGGGAGAAATACCCAGATCTCAGACTATTACAACTATTACTAAATGTAGCAGATAGTGATGAAACTGCCTATAATTTAGAGGATCCTGATTTAATGAAGAGACTAAAAAAATGGAGGGACAATATAAATTGAATATCATAAACCCAAATTTTAAAATTCAAGAGGATAATATATTCTCAATCAGAAGAAAAGACTACGAAAATATTTTACCAGCAGTTGAACAGATAGTTAAACCAGTTGAAGAAATTGGCTTTGTTATCAACGAAATAAGTTTGAAGGACTCAAGATTTTCATCAGGAGAATTGTTAAAAACAATTAAACAAACACTAGTCATAAAACTACAAAAGGGATCATCAAATATTGATCTTAGTATTTTCATTCCTAAATTGACAGAGGATAATTATATTATAATCAATGGGAGAAAGAAAATTCCTTTATTTCAATTGTTTGATATCCCAGTAGTGACTAGAGGAGCAAATATTAAATTAAGAACTAATGTTGCTACCCTAATGGTTTTTAAAGACAAAGATCCGCCGTATGTCAAATTGAGTTTTTTAGGGAAAAAAGTTTCATTAGCATTATTCCTTTTAGCATGTTACGGAATAGAGGCAGTCACTGAAAGATTTGAACTTGAGACAGAAGAAATAAAAGAGGATAGTGATGTGTTGTATGAAAATCTTTTAGAGGATTTGAAAATTGCTTGTGATGAATCTATGGGTTATACACAAGACGATTTTGTTTTAGAGATTGGAAAAATTTACTCTAAGTTTGCTGCAAAATCAAAGGGCGAAGATATAATGTATGCACTTGATCTTATCCCAAAAGTAGATATAATCACATCAAAATTTTTGAATACAGATTCAATTCTCGAAGAAATTATTCTATCAATTAAAATTGATCAAGTTGATGATACTTTATTTACAAATAAAAGAATTCGATGTTTTGAATATATGGTAACTGCAAAAGTTTCGAAAATCATTTTCGATCTCTGCTTTTCAAACCGAACAGCCAGACAACCAAAGTTTAACATCAGTTCAACTCAAATTTTATCAGAGTGTAATATTTCTGATATAGTTCAGTTTGACTTTTCAATCAATCCTATTGAAGAGCTTACTAAATTATCAAGGCTGAGCTTATTAGGTCCAGGTGGATTCAAAAGAGAAAACATACCAAAACATCTAAGAGATATTTACCCATCAATGTTTGGAAGAGTTTGCCCGGTGGATACCCCAGATAGAGACAATTGTGGGGTTCTGCAAAATCTCCTACCAAATGTGAAGCTGGATCAAGATTTACGTTTCACAGAAGAATCATTAGATAAATCTCCAGTTTCAATTCCAGTATCTATGACACCATTCCTGCAAAATGATGATCAAACTAGACTTCAAATGGCGGCGTCACAAATGAGGCAGGCCATTATGCTTAGAGATTTTGATTCTCCATTCATAAAATCTGGCTGTGAAGATCTATATACTGATCAGACACAATTCGTTAAACGGGCTAAACAAGATGGGGAAGTTATATATGTTGACAATCAGTATATTATTGTAGCATATGTGGATGGTAGTTTTGATATCTTTGATATTAACTCCAGAAAGATTTATGTTGAACACTTAGATTTTATGAAAGTTTATATCAATCCAGGAGACAAATTTAAATCTGGTGATATATTAGCTGAAAGCAACTTCTGTAAAGATGGAAGCATTACCATTGGAAGAAATTTACTAACAGGAGTTATGGTTCATTATGGGAATAATTATGAAGATGGTATTGTTATTTCCGATCGCCTACAGAAAGAGAAGATCTTTACATCAGTACATTATAAAGATTTGTCTTTTAATATCACTCCAGATAAAGTTCTATTATCTTTAGATAGCGAAAAATACAAGCCACTACCAGAGGAGTTTGAAAAAATTAAAATAGGTGATCCATATGCAATCATCAAAAAGTTAAATTCAGACGATTTCTATTCAGTCTTTTCGGAAGAGTTTGTATTGGAAGCAAAGAAGAATTTTCTAATATCAGACGTTAATGTATATGCAAACAGTTGGAATACAGAAATTCCTGAGTATAAGGATTGGATTGAAACAAGAATCTCCACACAGCAAGAAAAAGAAAATAATTTACAAAAAGTTATCAAAGACCATTTACCAAAAGAGCAAGCAATGACATTTATTCGAGAAAACAATTTAGACAAGTTTTCTTTTGTAGAAAAATACAAAGAAAAAAGAGAACGAATCAATGGAGTTAATTTTCATATAGTAGGAATTCATTTTAGACAAATTCAAGTTGGAGACAAAATTGCGAACAGGCATGGAAACAAAGGAGTTATTTCTAAAATTATTCCTCATGAGAAAATGCCAAAACTTGAAGATGGGCGGAACCTTGATATATGTATTAACCCCCTTGGTATTATTTCAAGAATGAATGTAGGACAAATATACGAGCTTCATCTATCTAAATCATTTGAAGACTTAAAACAAAACATGTTACAAATGCTAAAAGAGAAGTTACCACAAAAACAAATAAAAGATTATCTAAAGATGTATATAGAAATTTTAGATAAAACAGAAACTGGTTGGTATTATAAACAGTTCAAAGATCAGATACCAAAAAAGATCGATGAGCAATTTATAGATGAATTAACTTTAATTCAACCTCCATTTGAATCTTCTGGAATAAAACAAGTTACCAAAGCAATGGAATATACCGGGACGGACTATAAGTTTAAGTTGTTCGACCCAGTTTCCAAAGTAGACTTGCTAAATAAAATTGCTGTAGGATATATCTACTTCTTTAGAATGGTTCATATTGCTGAAGAAAAATTGGCTGCAAGAGGAATCGGAGCCTACGCAAGACGAACCCTTCAACCACTGGGAGGAAGAAAAAACAAAGGTGGTCAAAGGTGTGGAGAAATGGAAACAGCGTGTTTAATTGGGCATGATGCTCCAACAAATCTATTTGAATTTTTTACTACAAAATCAGATTGTATTGATCTAAAAAATAACTATATTCGAAATGTTATCGAAAGCGATTTTGTAGAAGATGAGAAACAATTAGATAGTGTTCCTGAATCAGTAAAACTTTTAAATGCGTATCTAACTGTTATAGGAGTAGAGCATAAATGATAGAAAAAAAAGTTTGTCCAAAGTGTGGGGCAGAGATAGCATTTAGTTATGTACGCCCTGATTATATTTTTGATATTATCAATGGAAAAATAGAGCGAGATGAAAATCATGACTTATGGACTGGCAAGGATCCATATCTTGACTTTTATTGTGGCGAGGATAGAACACACAATCTAGAACACATTGACCCGCATAATGAAAAAGATTTTATACTATGGACCGAAACAGTTGAAAGAGAATTTTATGAAAAAATATTTCCAGACTTATAAGGAGAAAAAAATAATGGCAACTGATGATTTTTCTAGATATTTAAATTCCACATCAAGTTCAGAATGGTTTTCAACGGGATCTATGAACAATGCTGATAGGGCTACTTTTGATAATCCCGCCTCAGTCATTGAAGTTCTAGCTCCATCTCCACGGGACGAAGTTATGAAATGGCTTGACGAACCATTCAAATTTGAAGAAGTAAAATTTGATCCTGAGACAATTGATGAGGAAGACAGCTCTGAAAAAGTTATGTTTGATCCTGAAAATTTAGTTCTATAGGAGAAATGAATGACAGACCTACCTGATATTCAAGAAACAAAGCCTAATATTCCTATTCCCATTATGCAAGTCGGAGTCGAAAATGTAGAGGTTCCTTTTAATTTAGAATCTAAATATGGAGGCTTCCATCAAATGGTAGCCAATGTATCTATGCGAACAAGTTTGGATGCAAAGACAAAAGGAATTTCTATGTCAAGACTTCTATTAACTCTGAAACCATATCTCGAATTACCATTGAAAAGTAAGTTGATTAAAGAGATATTGGAAAAAATAATAGACAATGTTGGAATGGGTGCTGCTTTTATGAAATTTGAATTTAGACTTCCCATAAAAAGAAAATCTATTATTTCAGAAAATGAGTTTCCAATCTATTATAAGTGCAGATTTGAAGGGCAATTATATCGAGTCCCTCCTAAAAAAGAATTGGATGAATATTGTGTCCCGCAAAATTACTTTACATTCTATCAAGGCGTGACTATTCAATATGCATCTTATTGTCCTTGTTCTGCTGAACTATGTGAAGCAACAGATGAAAAGGGGTTCCCTCATAATCAAAGGTCGTTTGCTAATATCTTAATTCAGAGAGATGATAAGCACTATATTTGGTTAGAGGATATTATTGAACAAGTAGAAACCAGATTAGCAACTATACCCTACCCAATAATCAAAAGAGTTGACGAACAAGAAATTGGAAAACTTGCAGCAAAAAATCCAATGTTTGTTGAGGATGCAATTAGAGAAATTTCATATGTTTTAAACTCAATGCCTGGTGTAATTGATTGGATTGTAAAGTGTAGTCATGAAGAATCAATCCATACATCTGAAGCAATTGCAACTAACTATAAAGGCATAAAGGGTGGTTTTGATGCCAGGAGGTTTATATGAATGAAAAGAAAGTACTAGAGCTATATCAAAAAGAGCGGGACTATGAACGAAGCACGTTTGGGGATTACAAGGATATTGAAGCCTTATCATTCCCCAGTTTTATAATTCTTATAAAACAATATATAGAAAAGGTTGAAAAGGCATACGCTGACAAATGGTCAAGACAGTTACCAAGCTGGTTAATGAATTGTGCTGAATTTGAAAAAAGCGGAACAGCACCCGTTGAAGCCTACGAACAGATGATAAAATTGATGGCTCTTGCCGGAGCTGCTCTCGAAACCTATTCTGAAATCAAGATTGACAAATGGCGGGATGATCCTGAAATAGACCGCACGAAATGGATCGATGAAAAAAACTAAACTAGGAGAATTGTATGACAGAAATGACAGAAAAGTTAAACGAAATGGTAGAAGATAACCAAGCATTTTCACCAAAAGATTTAGTTCTTCCAGAAGAAGCTGAAGGCGAAACTTCAGCAGAAGTTGTAGAAGAAGCAAGCGGAGTTCCAACAATTAGTATTGCTTCTCTTTCTGAATGGTTTGAAGCAAACAATGAAGCCTTTGACAATATCAATGAAGTCAAAGTTGCAATTCGTGGCATCAATCCATCTAAGACCCTCATTATGGCAGTAAAAGATGGATCAGCAGACGTTGACGATGAGGGAAATGAAATACGAAGTCTAAGAACTTTTGAAAATGCGGATCTCTTTCCAGTTCTAAATATCCCAGCTTGCAAAATGGATGTTTATAATAAGGGATTTCAAATTCAATACGATTACAACGAAGACACTTCCATCAAATGTTATGGAATCAAACAGGGTCTTATTGTTGTTTTCTGTAGTAAGGTTGGAGATCAACTGATCCCTTATAATGTTTCCAGGTTGACAAGGAAAGATACAGAGCTGGAATATGTTGCATATGAAGGTACCGATCTTCAAGAAAAGCTGGCCGAAACAGCCAACTTAGAGGATCTTGAAATTCGATACAAACAAAGCAACAAGGCAGAGGATCTTACCACAAATCAAACAGCTGTAAACTGGTTGCTAACCAGACAAAGCGGAATCATGGACATCAATCATCTCCTACAGATTGATAATGCCATTATCGGAATTTTAGGTTAAGGAGTTTGATGGGGGCGACGGCAGAAGTGATTGTGCAAGATCTGCACTAGCAAGCCACTGCTTTAGCCCCCACCAAATTTAATTATGAAAATAAACGAAAAATTAAAGTTGGTGCTTCGAGATATATATCTTTATGATATTGAAGCATGTCATTATACGATTATGAAAAAACTTGGCTTTGATTTATCTGAAATAGATAAGGATGATAAATTAAAAAGAAACATACAAATTGGTCAAATGATGAGAAAAAATCCCAAGCTCACATCAGCTTTAAGAAGCACAACAAATACATTAATAGATGAATATATTTTAAGAAATAATATTCAAGATGATGATATTGTTATCAGGCAATATGATGGTATCATTATTACAAAAAGATTGCACGAAACAAACATTCAAGAAGTTCCTCTGAATATGAGAAATTATTTTGAAATCTTTATCATATCATATGATCGTAAGATGTATATCGCATGTGATAATTATAAAAAGTTTTCTATCAAAGGTGTTCCATTTCGTTATGACAAAATGGATCAAATCTACAAGAAAATATGTCAAATCAATTTTGCAAATAAAACATCAATATTCAAAAGTCTTCAGAGATTAAAATATGATTTTCTAAACTCGACAGATGCTTCTCTATTTGGAATCCCAATAAAAGAAGATAAGTATAATGTCTATTTAAAAGGATATGGAGAGATTGAAATATCAAAACAAACTTTAAAGATTATGGATACTGATGATATAGATAAACAAAGATATTTTAATTTTTATATAACTCCTTTTACAAAAAGCATAGTTATAGAGAATGTGAGGTGAACATGAATAAACTTTTTCCTGTAATTTTAAATATAGCAGCTGGAAAACTTCAACCGTTAGATTTAGATCTTAATAGAAGATTTTTTATTATTAATTTAGATCCTATGTATTTCGATGCAGTTGGTCCAATAGATGCTGAAATAGCTCATAAAAAAAGATACGCATCTAGACAAACTACAATATATTGTAATTATGATGCATATGAATTTATGGAACGGACTAGACTCACTTTTGATAGAGTATGTATCTATCGATTTCTAGAACATGTACCCATGGATAAAATTCTATATTTTATATATTTAGTCTCTACTATAACCGCAACAGATTCTGAAGTTGATATTATCGTCCCAAACTATACTACTCTTGCAGGCATGATTTTACATGAAGATGTAAATAGTGTATGCTTCAATTTGGACAGTGCAAAGAGCAACATATTTTTGGGAATATGAAGGACGGTTTAAAGTAAAAATTATTCAACCCATTTTTAACTTTGATGGGCGTGAAATATATCTCAGATTTAAGGCGGTAAGAATATAATGGTAGATGAAAGATTAAGAGACATGGGCATGATATTGAAACCAACATCAGGTGGTTTTTCGCATAATCATATGGCCACACAGAAGGCAGTAGGTAATTATATTGGAGGTCATACCCATAGCTCCAGCATGTTGATGCAACATGATGCTTCCTACATACTCTATTATTTTGAGCGTGACCTAAGAATCCATTTGGCAAAAAACAGGCATGGTGGAACTGGAGACTTATCAATAGATCAATTCTTAGATTTTGCTCTACAATGCTCTACAAATATTCGCCAATAAAACTTTTAATAATACTGCTAGAGTTTTTCAAGAGGGGTTGATAGAAGAAATGAAAGAAGCAATTAGTAAAGTTTTACAAAAAAATTTTTTAAAGGTGGTAAATACCGATGATACCATTTAACGAAAGAGCAGTTGAAATGGGTCTTGATGAAATGAGAGATGGCTTTTTTAGATACCAAGACCAATATTCAGAAATAATTTATCGTGGTATACAAACTTCTAAAGAAGTCATAGAGGAAGCAGATGGTGGTCAAGCCAATACTACCATAGAGCTCCATGATACAGATGCTATCGATATCCCATATTATGCAATTTTTTCAAGGCCAAGAGACCATGATGAATATATTTATGCTGGACTTGTTTCAAGGCAATATAAATTCATGGGAAACGATGTATTGAATCAGAGAGCAAGAGATTCAATTCTTGAAATTGGAATGCCTATAATCAGAGAAAATCCTATATTCTCTATAAATTATACAAGAATGAGAAATGAAATTATTATTCAAAGTAGTGTTGAGGTACCCTCAGTTGGAGACGTTTTTCCAATAATGATAATGCACAATACATATGATGGAACTGGAGCAGCAATGATCTCCTTTGGAATTGGAACATATCATGATCGTCAGTGGGTTTCGTTTTCATTTCAATTAGGTCAGATTCGGCAAGTTCATATTGAAAGCTCAGAAACAAGTATGTCTTCTTCTATTGGAGATTATCTCCAAACTTTTAATGAAAATATTGCTGATATGATCACAAGATGTTTCGATATCCGGATAACCGAAGACGATATGCTAACAACATTGGATGCGATTGAAGAACTTGGAAAAGCAAGAAGAAAGGAAATATCTAAAATTCTTGCGGAAATGTGTCCAGATCCAGTTGAGGGTCAAGACCCTCCCCTTCCAACAGTATGGTCAGTATTTTTAGCAATTATTAGATATAGTAGCTTTGAGCCCAATCTAAACATTAAACGATTATTAGAAAACGCCGCTGAGCGTGTCTTGGTTATCCCAACAAGAGTAGAAGAAGTATTGTGGAAACTTGAGAAATAAAAATATGGGGGATAACATTTCCCCCATATTTTTTTTGGAACAAAATATAAAAGGATAGGTATATGGCAGAAAACATAAGCGAAAAACCAGGAAGAGTATATATCCCTACCAGAACATATGACTTGCAAGTAAAGATAAAAGAGCTAGATTATACCAATGATCTTGTTTCAGCAAGAATAGCATCATCATTAACTACTGGGTATCAAATCATCGAATTAATATTAGAATTAGACCCGGATGATATTATAGTTGATAATTTATTTGGAGAAGACCCAATCATTCTATCTATGACTTTACTCAGGGAAACTCAGGAATTGGGGCCAAGAACTGACTTTAACCTAATGTATCTTAAATCAGATTTTCAATTATCAGAGCGAGATGTCATGGGTGGAGTCACTCAAAAGATTAGATCTATGTATGTAGTTACTACTGTAACAAGAGCGCCATATAAAACTTTAACCTCACTTGTAAATGATGTCTTTATTGGAATCACCCCAAAACAAGTAGTAGAATCGTTAGTTGCCAATACAGATGCAAAACTGACGTATGATACAGATGGAGAGAATACTACAATTATTGACCAAGTATGTATTCCCCCAACAACTTTATATTCAGTTATAAAAGAATATGATCGACAAAGTGAAGACATGTTTGATGGTTTTTTAGATCAGAGATTTGGACTTTTTCATGGCACACCAGGAGTTTTTTGTCAATATAATAATGAAATATTTGTTAAAAATCTAACTTCACGAATGTCAAAAGCTCAAGCATTTACTATGTACTTACTGGCTGATGGGCAAGATAAAGAAACAGAGGATCGAGTCTTTGCAGAAGTTAATGATGCACAAAATGCGTACTATACATATGACGTTATAGATACCGATTATTCTGGTAATGCTCGATTTGCTGTTATTGCATCAGATTTAAACCATATAGTTAAACCAAAGAATACCCTATTTGCTGTTATCAATCAAGATTTGAAAACAGTGGGAAAAGATTTTTCTCTAATATATAGGAGTCAAAATACAACCAGAACTAGAAATATAATTTCTACTGATGTTAATGTAGATAGGAAAAGATATATAAGCAATGATACTGGGTATGAAACAGAAAGTACTCTTTTTAATACAAGATACGGCAGGACTCTAGCAGACCTTTCAAGCATTTCATTTAATGTGGAAAGAAACCTTCCTATTCTACCACTACTACAAGTAGGAGAATGTGTTAAGTTTAGACCTTTTATTGTTGAATATCAGAGCTTACAAGGAAAATATATTTTATGGAGTTCTTTGATAAAATTCTCAAGAGTTGGTGATTGGGAGGCCACTTGTAGAGTTAACCTCGTAAGAACTAATAAATTAAACTAGAAGGCTTCAAAAAATTAGAACAAAAAATAAAGGAGAATTGTATGCAGACGAAGGGTTTCCAAAATATAAAAGGTATCGCAAATAAGTACATTACGGAATATTTAAGATGCAAAGCGAATTTCGAATATTTTTGCCGTCATTATATTTATATTGAGGTGCCTGGGAAAGATGTATTCTTAACCCCATATAAAAAACAACTACAACTTGTTGATTTAGTTGAAAAACGTCATTATGTTTTAGTCTTAAAAAGTAGACAAATCGGAATCTCAACTATTATTCAAGCATATGCTGCTTGGTTAACAGTGTTTTTCGATAATGCAGTCATTGGTATTATTTCCAAAGATGGAAAGGAAGCTACAGACTTTGCTAGATCTATTAGAGGAATGGTTGAAAAACTACCAGATTGGATGAAACCCCCAAAGGGTCTTTTGGGAAGAGGATTTGCAAAGAGAGCAGAGCAATCATTTATTCTTACTAATGGAAGTAAAGTATTTGCTTCACCGGTTAATCCAAATGCTCCTGATAAAACTCTTCGTGGTAAGGCTCTTACCTTATTAGTAATTGATGAGGCAGCTTTTGTTAGTCATATTGATTCTGCATGGACAAGTATGGTTCCTGCTTTATCAACTAATCAAATGATGGCAAAGAAAGCTGGAGTTCCATATGGTACAGTAGTATTATCAACTCCGAATAAAACCGTGGGTATTGGTCAATGGTATTTTGAAAAATATCAAAGGGCTTTGTCTGGAGACGATATTTTTAAACCATTTATAATTCATTGGAAAATGATTCCTGAATTAGCAGATGATCCTGATTGGTATAAAACACAGTGTTTATTATTTGATAATGATCAAAGAAAAATTGCACAGGAACTTGAATTAAAATTCTTGCCTACTGAAGGTTCGTTCTTTGAGTCAGAAATAATAGAACAAGTGCAAGAAGGAACAATACCTCCAAAATATAAACTGAAACTTTATAATGGAGAAATTTGGAAATTTGCTGATCCAGTTCCAGAAAAGTACTATATAATAGGAGTTGATACAGCTCCAGAACATGGAGAGGATAAATCAGCAATAACAGTTTGGGATTATGAAACTTTAGAGCAAGTGTGGGAATATCAAGGAAAATGTAAAGTTTTAGATTTTGTTAAAGTTGTACAAGTAGCAGCAACAGAATATCCTGGTTTAATTGTTGTTGAATCAAATTCATATGGAAATCAAGTTGTTGAATCTCTCTATCATAGTGAGTTTTCTAAGATGGTTTATCAAGAGAAGAGAGGCCAAAAAACTCTCCTTCCTGGGCTATCAACTAATGCTAAAACCAGACCTTTGATGATAGATGCTTTATATTCATATGTGACTCAATATCCAAATTCAATTAAGTCAGAGCGTCTTGCTTTGGAATTAACAGGCTTGGTAACAAAGCCTAGTGGAAAAGTTGAAGCAGAAACTGGATGTAAAGATGACTTGGCATTAGCAACAGCACTATGTTTTTATGTTAGAAAGTATGACCCCCCATTATTAATTGGAAGTTTACAACATGATCTGGTAGCAAGTGAACTGAAAGATATTGTCAATTTCAATACCGGATCAACTAAGATAGGATCAAATAAAGAAATCATGGATCATGTTAAAGAGAATATCGATGAAATGGGTGGCTTTGTAGACGTGCTAGGATTATATAGTCAAGAATAAGGAGTTCAAATTATGGTTAAAGAAAAATTGGATGAAGTATTTGTTTTACCAATTGGCTTGAAACCAGTTATGAAGCTTGATGGAAAAGCTATTTACGGTTCTGATAGTTTAAACAATACTTTCTTAAGAGCTATAGCAAAAAGCAAAAGAACGAGCCCATATTTACAAAAATATGGAGACATGATTAAAAAAAGAGAATTAATAATATGCTTTAAAGGAAAGGGGTTTCCAGCTTTTTATAAATGGAAAGTCTTTCGGCCAAGCAACATGCCAAACTATGTTGGATTTTTTGATCCTCCTTCAAAGAAGATATTTTTGTTTATATCTTCAGCTGCAAATCCATTTGCATATGTTTCAAATAACTTTATGGGCAAGTTACTAGTTCATGAATCAATGCATATGTTTGCAGATAAAAAACGATCTTCTTTTTTAAATTTGTTTAAAGCCGATTTAACATCATATTATAAAAATTTATGGATTAAGTATTTTAAGTTGGACGAAACAAAAGTTAAAGATTCATCAGTTCGGTCTATCTATTCTTTCTTATTTAAAAATATCGAATTGAAAAGCGTCACACATAAAAATCTTGAACAATATTATCAACTTCTTTATGATGAATTTTTACCAATTACAACTTTAGATAAAGACACATTTAAAAAATTCTTAATGGACTATATTGTTTTTGCAAGAATATTTGCATTAAATCAACCACAGTTCATGGCAAGTATAGGGCCATTAAAGCATGTGTATTTTGCTTGTTATCAAGCATATAAAGATGCATTTTCTCTAACCAATACAACGACAGTGTGTGTTCAAGAACTTATATTTCCTTCTGAAATTATAGCAATAATGTCAGAAGATATAGGTAGTAGCAGAATCAAAACTGCTATTAAAAGCCTATAAGGAGATTAAATAAATGCCAGATGATAAAACGCTAACTCCGCCAGGCATTGATAAATTAACAAAGGGCGGGCTTAATGCAGAAACGGGAAGATCAAAAAAAATCAATAGTCTATCCAACACCATTAATAAAGCCGTACAAAATCAGGATAAAAATAGAGTCGATATATCAAAACAAATAGACTCTATGCGACAACAGAATTTACAAAATATGAAAGACTTTGATATAAGCAATCAAGACTTTACAACTCAAACAGCAGCAGGATATAATAGAGTCCTTAAAGGCCTCGGAGATACAATTCAAAGTTTATCAATGGGAGTTAGAAATATAACTGCCGGTACGGCAAAGGCTGGAGCTGATTTAGTTAAACAGTATGGGAAAGCTATTAGTGAAGATATAAGTGTTAATAAACAAAATACAGTAGTCATGGCATTGGCAAAAACGACTCCATTGTTTGGTTACTTTGCTGCCAAGTTTATGGAGACAGATGTCTTTAAAAATGCAGCTTCCAGAATGAAAGAATCAATTACAAAAGGACTATCTGGGGTTGGTGAATTTCTAACGCAAGATATTAATATATTTAAAAAGAAAGAAAAAATGGCATCAGCTCAACATGGTGGTCTTGTTACCAAAGAAGGCGTGGTTAAAGTACATGCAGCAGAAATAATTGCTCCTGTTGATAAAGTTGCCGACATGGTTAAGGGTATCGCCGAGTCAAAACTTGTAAAAACTCTAGACAAAGTTGTACTAAGCCTAGATGCGACTTTGGAAAAATTCAGAGAATCAATTTCTGCAGCAGCTGGAACTGGAAAACCAGGAGCACCAAAAGGTGGTCCCTTTCAAACATTTATGACTGCATACGCTAAAAGAGATAATGAGTTCAGATTGCCATGGCAGGAACGAGTTGCTGATGAACTTACGAGAATAAGAGTGGCGTCTTCGGGACTAGTTAGCAAAATGGAGGATGCCTGGATACGAACTCTTGCTGAGCATCCTGGTCTTAGAGGGATGATGCAAGTTGGTAAGGCAATAAAGGGAGCCTTCAAACTAGCTTCAGGTCTACTTTTCTTCACCCCTTCAGGAAAATATGCTAAGGACATTTCTAAAGCTACAAAACCTAAAAGTGCCTTTGATAAAACAGTAAATATACTTTCTTTAATATATACCAAAACACAACCAAAACTTGATCTTATGCTTCATCATCTTAGAATACTATCTAAAGCAGAGGATCCTATAAGAAAGAGAGGTATGTTTGAAGCTACTTTAGGTGGACTGTTTACAGCCGGTGGTAAAATGGCAGCAGCACCTTTTAGACTTGCCGCTATGGCTGCTGGGGGTTTAGGAAGAATGGCAGGAAGATCTCATAAAAAATTATGGCAAGATTATGGAAGTGTGGAAGAGGAAGAAAAAACGAAACCAAGTAGGGGAAGAACTGGAAAACAAAGTACCAGAGAAATAGAAATAGGGCGATTGAAAATGGAAAAAAAGAATACAAAATATTCTGAAAAAAGAAACAAAATATTAGAAACAATTAAAAAAAATACAAGGCCAAGAAAAATTTGGGATTTTCTAAAGCTGGCATTTGGTACTATGAGCTCCCTTTTTGGTAAGATTCCTGGTCTACTTACGGACGCGGTTTTTGCCGCTCTTGTTGGATGGGTAGCCGGAAAAGCTATAAATAAATGGCTTGTTGATCCTATTCTTAAAGCAATACTTTCAAAATCAGATGAAGAAAGAAAAAAGTCTCAAAAACAGACTATATCACAAGGTGAACTATATAGAAAACAATTAAAAGAAGGTAATCTAACACCAGAACAAAGAGCTAAACGAATAACATTTTTTCAAGAACAAACCGGCCTAGCAGCCACAAAAGAACTGCGAACTGGTGGTGGCGGATGGAGAGGTGCATTAAAGTCAAGCTATGGTCCTATATCAGATTTCTTTGGAGACCATGAAGCAATTGAACGTGGGCAAACCGAAAAAATTTAGAAAATATGTTCCTATGGTTGATGCTTCCCCAAACTCTTATGGGTATAAAAGAGAAGGAGCATTCTTAAAATATCTACAAGACAAGGGAACAAAGCGACATGCATTTCAAATGCCGTCCCGTCCATCGGCAACAACTGCATCGGATATTGCAACAATGGATGCTAAAACTAAAGCTAACATGACTATAGAGCAGAGAAAAGCACTTGACAATCAAACTAAAAAATTAGCTGGAGCCACAGAAGAAGGAACAGTTTCAATTGTAAATTCGAATTCCCAGCTCATCTCAACTCATAGCAATCAAGTAAATTCCACCGGTGGTGGGGGAGTTGGTGGATTAATACCATCACATACAGCATCATCAGGAAATAATTCTGTTGAGAAAGTAACATTTGTTCAAGTAGATCGGTAAGGAGATAAAATGGCTGAAAAACAAAGTAACACTATAACCTTAGATCCTTTTCTTGAAGCGTTTGGAATGCCTCCATCAACGCATCTAAGTAATGATCTTATACAAAATAGTATGCCAGTAGCAGAAATTATTCCTGGCAAACCAAATTTTTCAAGAGGAATAACATTATTTACTGTAGAACCTGATTGGACTTCATATAATGCGATCCTTGAAAATCATGGCTTTAAACTTAAAAATAAAAACACTCCAATAAAAGTAGCCTTCATAGCAGATAGCTTCCCAACCGACACATTTGCAAATGAGTATGGAGAAACTTTTCTTCAAAAATTTACAGATGTTGGATCACAAGGGTTAGCTCAGTTATCTCAAATATTTGGAGGGCAGACAGTTACAGGCGCAATTGGAAATGTAGGAGGAGGTCTGAGGACCTTAGCGGGTAACATGAAAGAAGGTGTAGGAAAAACTGTCGTAGGAGGAATAGCTAAAGGTGTTACTTCTGGGGCGGCACAGATGCAGGATTTAATGAACGCCATGGCAAAGTCAGAAAATGCAGGATCAAAAGTATTCGCAGGGGCAGCTCAAAGTCTTAATAAGCTACTGGCAGGACATAGAGTGGACTTTCCCCAAGTATGGAAGAATAGTTCATACGCTCCATCATATACAATGACAGTTAGATTATATTGTCCAAATCCCGCTGACCCAAAATCAGTAAACAGACATATTATAGGCCCACTAGCAGTTCTTCTTACTCTCGGACTTCCAAGATCAACTGGAGGATCCACTTATAATTGGCCATTTTTTCATCAGATAAGAGCTAAAGGAATCTATAATCTAAATCCTGCAGTTATAACAAATATCACAGTTATCAAAGGTGGGGATCAACAACAAATAGCTTTTAATCAGGCTTTATCTATAGTTGATGTAAGAATTGATTTTGGCAGTGTATTTAATTCTATATTATCAGAAGAGAAAGGACATGTTTCAAATAGACCAACTCTTCGAACTTATTTAGACGCTTTGGGAGACAGAAAAGAGAAAGTTTTTTCAAGACCAGAACTTCAAGTCAATTCTGGTGCACTATCTGGTGATCCTAATAGTATTGCAACTGCTGGTTCTGCGGCACAAACAGCGGCGCAGGTACTCATCAACACCGCGATATCTCTAAGACAGGGTGCAACAGCTTCTC